GGGCGTGCTCATGGGGCGCGTCGAGGATGGCGTCGGCACCGGGATGATCCCGAAGGATGCGATCGTCGACTGGAAGAAGAAGCAGCACGGCGCGTCCGGTGCGATCGAGTTCGTCATCGTGCGCCACGGCGGCGGCGGGGACGTGCAGGCCGGGCTGTCGTACTGCGGCTTCAAGTCCTACGACCAGGGCCGCGAGAAGTTCCAGGCCGATACCCTCGACCTCGTGTGGCTCGACGAAGAGCCCGACGAGAAGCTCTACTTCGAGGCGTTCACGCGGATCAGCACGACCGACGGCATGTGCACGATGACGTTCACTCCGTTGAAGGGCGCCACGCGCGTCGTCCGGAGGTTCATCATGGACAAGATCCCCGGCACCCACGTCACCACGATGACGATCGAGGACGCCGAGCACTTCACGCCCGAGCAGCGCAAGAGGCGCGAGGAGCAGTACCCGGAGCACGAGCGCGAGGCGAGGCTCCGCGGTGTCCCGAGCCTTGGCAGCGGGGCGGTCTACCCGGTCCCCGACTCAGCGATCGCAGTCAAGCGGTTCCAAGTGCCTGACCACTGGCCGCAGATCGGCGGGATCGACTTCGGCCACTACGATCACCCCACCGGGGCGATACAGTTGGCCTGGGACGTGGATTCAAGCCCGGACGAGGCGTTCCAGAAGTGCTACCTGTTCCGAGCTCACCGACAGAGGAAGGCGACCCCGGCCCTGTTCGTCCCCAACGTGCTCTCGTGGGGCCGAGGATGGCTGCCGTGGGCGTGGCCGGCGGACGGATTGCAGCACGATCGCGGGAATAGCGGCCTCCAGGTGGCACAGCACTACGCCGACCAAGGCTTGCTGATGATCGGCGAGCACGCGCAGTTCATCGACAAGACGGTGTCGGTCGAGGCCGGGATCACGCAGATCCTCGACGCGATGCTCGGCGGCAGGTTCTTCGTGTTCGACGACCTCCTCGACTGGTTCGAGGAGAAGCGCATGTACCACCGCGCGGAGGGGAAGATCGTCAAGATCGACGAGGACCTTCTGTGCGCGATGCGCTACGCCTGGATGATGCGACGATTCGCGTCCGTGCCGCCGCGCGCGAAGAAGCCGGACCGCTCATCGCACAAGTCCTGGCGCACGGTGTAGGTACCAAGGGGGCCGACGCCCCGGGTTCGACAAGTTATGAGCCCCAGTCGGACAACGGTGGGATTGCCAAGCCCGGGTAGCGCGCTACCGGGGCAACGCTAGGATGGACCAAACCCGTATGAGCCGGTAGCCAGACCGGCCATGCGCTCCGAATTGCCCGCCGAAGTATTCCCAACGCCCGCCATCGCGCGGGCGTTCCCATTTCCGGAGGACCCGATGGGTGTCGTTCTCGGTGCGGACGCGCGCCATGTCATCACGCGCGGCGAACTGGTCTCCTCGTTCCAGTACGTCAACGACGAGCCCGCGGTCTGCTTCTACCCGCGCTACAGAAGCGCCTACGGTCGCCCGTCGGCAGCCTACATCATCTGCCTGTCGTCGTTCTGGAAGTACGTCGAGGACGCCTACCTCGTGCAGCAGGCGCGCATCGCCGCAAAGGTCCTGGGCTTCGACGAGAACAGCAAGCAGACCGTGTTCCGCATCGCGTCCTTCATGCAGGACATGATGAACGACCTCGTCGTGATGAAGCCGCAGCCCGACTCCATGAGCCAGGGCGGCGTGGTCATCAACGACATGCGGATCGACGGCAACAAGGTCCGCGTCGACGCGAGCCTGCACTGATGGAAAGCCGCGCACTCACCAGGGTCGAGACCGACCGATACGTCTCGGAGGCTCGCGAGGCGGGCGGCGTGCACCCGCTCGACACCGAGCAGTCGATCCGGCGCCTGCGCAAGCTCGAGGACTGGCTCGAGGGCGAGCGCATGCGGCAGTCAATCCCGCGCTACCAGATGGCGCTGGACGACGACTTCTTCGACGGCCTCCAATGGGACGAAGAGGATGCCCGCGTCCTGATCGAGCGCAACCAGGCGCCCCTCGTCTACAACAAGGTCGCCCCGTCAGTGCGGTGGGTTACCGGGACGGAGAAGCGCACGCGCGTCGACTACAAGATCTTCCCGCGGTCGTCGGACGATCGCAACGAGGCCGAGAACAAGACCAAGGTGTTCAAGTACCTGAGCGACGTGAACAAGAGTCAGTTCGCGCGCTCGCGAGCCTTCGAGGACGCGGTGAAGGTCGGCCTGGGGTGGCTCGAGTGCGGCATCCGGTCCGACCCGACCAAGGAACTCATCTACGACCGGCACGAGTCCTGGCGCAACATGCTCCACGATTCGATGTCGTCCGAGCGGGACCTGTCGGACTGCCGCTACATCATCCGGCAGAAGTGGCTCGACACCGACGTTGCGATCGTCGGCTGGCCTCAGCGCGCCCCGCAGATCAAGGCCGCGACGATCTACAGCGAGCTCGCCGACGTCGAGGACGCGGACGAGTGGTACCTGGGCGAAGTGATGACCGGGCGCGACCGCGCCGGAGACGTGCTCCACCGGCATGTGATGGTCGACAGCGCTTCGGCGATGTTCAACCGTCGCGAGCGCGTTCGCGTCTATGAAATGTGGTATCGGATGCCGGCGCGGCTCCAGTTCATCATCGGCGGCGGTCTCAACGGCGTCATCTTCGACCCCAACGACGATCTGCACCACTGGGCATCCACCCAGGAGGCGGTGTCGATCGTCGAGCGCGTCTCGATGCGCATGTATTGCGGCGTGTTCATCAAGGGGACCTTCCTCGGAGACGGCCCGAGCCCCTACCGCCACAACGACTTCCCGTTCACCCCGATCTGGGGCAACCGCCGCGCCCGCGACGGCACGCCCTACGGGATGATCCGCGCGATGCGCGATCCGCAGGAGGACTTCAACAAGCGGATGAGCAAGGCCCTCTTCGCACTCTCCACCCGGCGCGCCGTGATGGACAAGGGCGCGGTGGACGACGTCGAGGAGTTGCGCGAGGAGCTGGCGCGGCCGGACGCGATCATCGAGAAGAAGAAGGGCTTTGACATCGAGATCACGACCGACACGGCTATCGCCGAGGAGCACCTACAGTACGCGAACATCGACTCAATGATGATCGAGCAGGCCGGCGGCGTCACCGACGAACTCCTCGGGCGAAAGACCAACGCGGTCTCCGGCAAGGCGATCGAAGCGCGGCAGGACCAGGGATCGACGGTCACTTCCGACTACTTCGACAACCTCCGGTTCGGGTTCCAGAACCACGGCCAGAAGCTCCTGTCGCTCCAAGAGCAGTTCATGACGATGACGAAGTCCATCCGCGTCATCGGCGAGCGCAAGGGCTACGACTTCATCGAGATCAACAAGCCGGAGGTCGGCCCGGACGGCCTGCCGGCGATCACGAACGACATCGTGCGCTCCCAGGCCGACTTCATCGTCAGCCAGCAGGACTTCCGCGAGTCGATGCGCGTGGCGGCCTTCGAGCAACTCATGGACATGGCGATGAAGCTCGCCGCCGTGGACCCGATGATCGCGCTCAAGATGCTGGACGACGTGATCGAGTTCGCCGATCTGCCTGGCGCCGAAGAGGTCGTGCGCACCATCCGCGACCTGACGGGCAAGCGCCCGCGCGACAAGCAGCCGTCCCCGGCCGAGCTCGCCGCCGAAGAGGCTCAGAAGCAGGAGGAGGCGCAGAAGAAGGCGGCGCTGGAGAAGCTCTCGCTGCGCCGCGTCGCCCTCGAGAACGAGGAGATCGGCGCCAAGATCGCCAAGACGGTGGCGGAGGCGATGAAGCTCAAGGCCGAGGCCAACGTCACCGGCATGGACGGCGCGGTGAAGGCGCAGTACGAAGAGAAGATGGGCAAGGTCCGCGAGGACACCAAGAAGCTGATCGACTCTCTCACCGATCAAGTGCGCGAGGCGCAGTCCAAGGCCAACGATCGCAGCGCCGAGATCGAGAAGAAGTTCCTGACCGCCCTCGAGGAGGCCCACATCAAGGCGGACAGCGACGCCGACCTCGAGCGCATCAAGCAGGCCGCGGAGAGCGAGCGCGAGGCGTCTCGCCAGGAAACGGCGCGCCAGGTGGCCGTGGTCAATCGACAAGCCGACGACGCGATCGCCGCCGTGACCAAGCAGCTCGACGACTTGCAGCGCATGGTCGACGACGCCTCCAAGGCCGCGGCCGAGGCGCAGAAGCAGGCCGCAGACGCAGAGAAGGCAGCCGAAAAGGC